TTCAGGTTGCATTGTGCTAGCTTGCATTATACCTTCTTGCATTTCAGGTTGCATTTGTTCACCTTGTTGTTGTGACATCATCTGCATCATTAATTCCTTATAGGTATCAAAAGTTGTGCCTTGAGGTATATCACCTTTTCTTAAAGCGTCCATAAATAATTGATATAGCTCTGCATCTATGTCTGGCATTGATGCTTGTTCTTCTTGTTGAGGAATTTGATTTCCTTCTATTGTTAAATTAGGTGCTCCTGCTTGTAATTCTTGATCCATAACTTCTCCTCCCATATCATAACCTATTCTACCACCGTTTGCAGCAAAAATTGAAAGTCCTCCAATTTCATTAATACGCGCTCTATCAGCATCCGTCAAGGCCGCTCTTGTAAATTGTGCTGTAAAAGGATTAGCTTCTTCATCATCTTTTGTAGTAGCTGCTGTGTCCGCTGTTGTTGGTTGTACATAAACTGGTGGTATGTAATTATTATTATCTCCTCCATCTCCACCTCCACCTGTATCTCTAGTGGGAAAACCTCCTACAGTGCTTTTATAATTACTCATGGCTGCGTCTGTAGTGGGACCAAAATATTGTGAACCTATACCCATGCCATAACCACTTAATGCAAGGTTTTCTATTTCAGCTGCTTTCTTTTCTTCTTCATCTATATAATCTTTTGTTATACCTGTAAGTCTACTTGTTACTGGCATAAAAGAAATTGCTTTCATAAGTCCTTTTTTGACTTTGTTAGGTCTATTATAATTAAAACGATTTTTTTCAAAAGCTGCTTCTGCTTTTTCTTTTTTCTCTTTTTCTGCTTTAGCTTTAGCTTTAGCTTTTGCCTCTGCAGCTGCTCTTTCAGCCTCTCTATACCCTCCAGTTATAGTACCAAAATTTCCTCCATCACCACTATCACCACCACTATAACCACTACCAACACCAGCTGCTTCAGATAAACTTTCAGAAACAGAACCAGCACCAACACCTGGATCAAAATAACTTTTAATACCTGTGCCATTTACATCTATACCAGCACCACCCATTTTTTTTAATAGCTTAGCTTCTTTGTCATTTATGTAAGCTAATTTTTCACCTTTAGGCGCTACTTTATTTAATAATTGTTTTGCTTGTTGTGTTCTAGTTATTGCCATAGTCTATGTTGTTACTTGTCGTGGTTTAATTTCTAATGCAGACAAAACTACATGCAAACGATTAGCTGTAGCTGCTGTAACTTTAATAATTTCACTTTCCTCTACTACGAGAGGCGCAGTCAATAATTCAACTGTAGCGTTAGCGCCGATAGCTTTAGTCTTAAACAAACTAAAAACGGCGGAACTTGTATTTGTTAATGATATAGTAATTGTGTCTGCATTACCAGTGTCTTCTGACACTAAAATTGATTTAATTACAGCCGTTGTAGCTGAAGGCACAGTGTATAAAGTAGTAGCACTAGTGGTTGTTAAATCTACCTTTTTGTTTACAAATGAGTTAGCCATTAATTTATAAAATAGTTAAACGCTTCAATTTCATCCTTAAGATCTTGTTGAAACGTAGTGTTAAGTTTTTGTAGTACAGCATCTAAATCTCTATTTAAAGATTGAGCATTTAATTGACTATATTCTTTTGATGGAAAAGTCAGTACCTGTGTTATTCTAGCCATTATCTTCTTCCATCCGGTTGTATATCTAATCTAAATGTACCAAGTTTCCAAAACTGGCTTGTACTTGTGTTAGATACTTTTAATGATATAGCACGTGCTCTTGCTCTTGTGTCTATCTTCTTAGTGCTTGTTGTAACTGTAAATGGTCCTAGTGATGAGCTTGCTTCTACGTCAGTTGGAAAATCTCTTAACTGTAACGTAACTGTTGCGTCTCCTGTTTGAGATAAAAAATCTGGTATAACTCTACTTATCTTCATCATATATTCGCCATCACCTTTTGTGCTTGCTCCTCCTTCTTTAGTAATAGATATATCAAAGTCTCCTGATTCTATGTTTGCAGCAATAGCAGTCTCTGCTCCTTCTTTAACTTGATTTAATCCTGTTTCGTGTTCATAGTATATAGAAACACCATCTGTGTTTCCTTCTACATAAGTTGTTGAAGTTGATGAACCGTTTGTAGATGTATCATATTGTGTAGCATGTGGTTTACCAAAAATAGCTGAGTCTGACCAAGCCGTTCTATCTAATGTGCCTGTAGTCCAAATAGGTCTTTGAGGTGTAGAATCAAAATAATTATATGTTACAACTCTGTTAACTGTGTTAGCACCTGATGATACATAAAACCAATTTATCTCACCAAACAAATTATTTAAACCTGCATTGATGTGTTGTTTTGGTGTTAAATTTATATCATCAAAAACAAAATCTTCTACTAGACAAGGTAATGATTCTAGTTGTCCGCCATATCTAAAAAAACCATTTTCTGACATCCAGTAAACTGTACCATCAACTTCTACTGCAGCATTCTTACCAATCAATCCACAGTTAGTTCCAACTTGTTCAAAGGCAAATGTAAAAGGTGCACCAACAAAACGCATTAAAAATAATGCTGTCCATACGTAAATTGCATTTCTACCTCTAAGCGCGCCCATGATCCGTGATCCGTCGGCCAGTCTCTGTGTACCAGCACTGTTAGTTGCTGTAGGTGTGTAATCTGTAATATCTTCTTGAGAAGAGAATCTTATAAACATTTGATCTTGTGAAGATTTAGTTCCAATAGTTGTTTCAGTTCCAAAAAATACTAAGTGTCGATCCGGTGTAGATACTAACATATCACGTGATGCTGTAGGTGTACCACTTGCCAAAACTGCTCTTGTAGCTGTTGCATCAGTAGCATCAGAACTCCATGTAAATGTTTCACCACTAAATATAGTTGCAATTAATTTATTACCAAAATTATCTAATGACCACATACCTGGTGCTGTAACTATATCTCCTGATGAAGCTGCACCAAAACCAGCATATGTAGAAGCATCTATAACTTGTGCTCCATTTGAGTGTATAGCTGCCGTGGTCCCTGATGTACCACGCGTTAACCCTGATAAAGTGTTACCACTTTTAGAACTGTATGTAATAAGTTCTGATCCAATAATTACTGTGCCTGATGATGGAAATGATGTAGCACTAGCTAAAGATAAACTTGTAGCTGATGCATTAATACCTCCATCTAATGTAGATATAAATTGTCCTGATTGTGTTCCGCCCCATTGACCTAG